AGGTATTTTCTTCTAAAATTTTTTTAGGTATACTTGGATAAATAACAAAAGAAAGATCACCTCCATGAGTATGCGGAGGATTAAAGTCGCCAGCTTGCATATAGTTAATCCATATAGAATGTAAATGAAGTTTAGAAGTTGCGTTAGCAGGAATTCCTTTCCATTTGTAAAAAGCATTAACATACATTTTTAAATATTTATTAAACCATTTTAAAAAACCTTCCATATCATTTAATCTATATTCTTCTTTTAAATGACCAGCTAATTTAGATCTATGATCATAAATGTTTTTTCGACATTTTTTACCTTCTTCTAAAATAAGTTGACACTCTTCTGATGTAATATTAGTTTTAAATAATAAAGGTCCCCAATTATAATATTTATATTGATATGTGTTAGCCATTGCTTAAAGACTCCTTTTCAATAGCCGCTGAAGCTTCTTCAAGATTTTCAAGTGCTCTTGATTTTCCTCTTTTTTCTAGCCATTCAAAAACTTTTTTTCTATGGTCTTCACAAGCTTGTGTTCCTAAATGATTATTTTTAGTGTACCAATTAGTTTCTGGAGGATTAATTATATCCATATCTTTTTTATCTATTACATAAGCAGAGATATGAGTGTATCCTTCTGTCCTTGCTATCCATACTTGTTCAATTCCTTTATATATTTTTAAAGTTTCACCTTCTACCAAAACAGAAATAGGGTGAAGTAAACCATTTGTTTTTATAGATTCTCTAAGCTTTGTTAATTCTGTAAAATCATTTTCTTCAGAAAGCATTTTCTTTCTCATTTTAGTCCATCTTTTTTGAGTAGGAACATCTAGTGTTAGTTCAATAAGACAACACTCTTTATAAAATTGAGGAAACTTATTATAAATTGAACGCAATGTTTTTTTACTTTTTTCTCTCATATATTATTCTACAAATTGTAACCAAGTGTTTATTATATATTTATTACCTGACAAAGGTGGGTTGCCTCTATGAAGATGTGTCCACGTAGCAGGAAACATTACTAACGTACCTTGAACTGCAGGCACGCGCAGTTTTTGATATAAAAATTCTGTTTCTCCTCCTTCTTCAACATCATTTAAATACAATAAACAAACCATTATTCTTACTGAATTGCTTTGACAGGAAACATCTGGATGCCAAACATGATAGCCTTGTGTTGGTTGATATCTTTGAACTTTAATTGCTGGAGATAGTTTATGAATACCTAGTTGATCTAAAGCAGATCCATAAACTTTTTGTAGCTTAGCATAAGATTTCCAAACGACTGAATCAAACTCTTTTAGCATAGGAGCTTCACGCTCTATCATAAGATTATCCACGCCTAACCAATAAACTTCAGAATCTTTTTTGTGTTTAGGAACGTTGTGTTCTAGTTCTTGTCTGCTTAATGTTCTTTTTCCACCTTGGTTTCCTTCTCTATTATTGTATTCAAACCATTTAACTAGATTGTCACAAAATTCTTTACTAGCAGCGTTAGGAAAAATTCCCATAAAATCTTTTATTGTATCCATTATTTATCCTTACCAAAATAATTAAAAGTAAGAGCCACTCTTACTTTTGTATCTGTTTGAGTAATACCTGTATGTAAAACATTACATGGAAATAAAATAAGTCTGTTTTCTACATTTTTTATTTTATCACCTGTTTCTAATAGAGTATATCCATTGTTATTATTCATATAAAATATTGCTGTTGTAGCATCATTATAAGGTGTATTTTTATTATAAGAAGAATCATAATGCCACCCACCCACTAAATGTTTGGGTTCTCTAGGACCTAAATTTGCTTTAACTCGTATCCATGCTCGAGCATCTAAAACATTTAAAATAGGAAGAATATTTTCGGTATAGGACGACCATGCATATCCCCCTTCTTTGAGAAATAAATGAGTAAATTGATAGACATTAAGATTATCTTGATAGTTTTTAATTGGAGATTTAATAGGGTCATATTTAGTGTCTTCATTATATAAAGCTCCCTCATTATAATACCAAGGAAAATTAAGGCCTAATAAAATTTTTTGCATTTCTTTAAAGACATTAGCTGGTAAACAATTGTCATAAATATGGGCCTCCGTATTTTTTTTAAGAGGCACTTTTGTAAAACGCACGTGTGATGCATCTGGTAAATTTATAGATGGCGTAGCCAGATTTATACTTTTTTCTTTCATTTCCTATGTTTTTATATCAATCATTAATAATGTCAATATGATTTAAAGATATTGAATTTTTTTAATATCTATTATATTACCTAATAAACAGGTTTTTAATATGCTACAAAAATTAGGTTTTCTACCAGGATTTAATAAACAAGTTACAGAAACTGGAGCCGAGGGGCAATGGTTTGGAGGTGATAATGTTAGGTTTAGGTATGGAACACCCGAAAAAATAGGTGGATGGGACCAACTAGGAGCTGATAAATTAACAGGTCCAGCTAGAGCTATTCATCACTTTGATAATAACGCTGGAATAAAATATTCTGCTATTGGAACAAGTAAAATTCTTTATGTTTATTATGCTGGTTCTTATTACGATATTACACCATTAAGGACTTCAATTGCTAGTTGTAATTTTTCAACAACTAATGGACAGCCTACTGTTACAGTAACATTTCCGTCCGCACATGGTATGGTAGAAGGAGATATTATAACTTTTAGTAGTGTGACCACACTTACAGGATCTAGTTTTCAAACTACAGATTTTGAAGGAAAAGTTTTTGAAGCTACACAAGTTCCAAGTTCTACTACTATTGAATTAACTATGGCTAGTAACGAAACTACTGGAAGCACTAGCAATGTTGGAAGTGCAACTGGAAGTCCTTATTATCATGTTGGTCCTAATCAACAGCTGGGTGGTTATGGATGGGGAACGGCTAACTTTGGTGGAACTGCTTCAGGTATTGCAACCACTACTTTATCAACAGCTATAACAGATTTAACAACAACCGATATTGTAGTTGCTAACTCAACTGCATTTCCATCTTCTGGAGAAATTAGAATTGGAACAGAAGATATTAGTTATGCTAATAATGACACTGGTACGGGAACTTTAAGTGGAGGAGCAAGAGGAGTTAATGGAACAACTAAAGCAACCCATAGTGCTGGCGCAACAGTAAGTAATATTTCTGACTATGTAGCATGGGGACAATCTTCTTCTGAAGATGTTACGCTTGATCCAGGCTTATGGGTTTTAGATAACTATGGAACAAAATTATTAGCACTTATTTATAATGGAAGATGTTTTGAATGGGACTCATCAATAGCAAATGCAACTAATACTAGGGCCACTTTACTTGCTGATGCACCTACAGCTTCAAGACATATGTTGGTTTCTACACCAGATAGACACTTAATATTTTTTGGAACAGAAACAACAATTGGTGATACCACAACACAAGATGATATGTTTATTAGATTCTCAGACCAAGAAAATATTACTGGTACAAATTCATATACAGTGACGGCCGACAACACCGCAGGCACACAAAGACTTGCTGATGGTTCTAAAATTATGGGTGCCGTACAAGGTAGAGATGCTATTTATGTTTGGACAGATAAAGCATTATTTTTAATGCGTTTTGTCGGAGCACCTTTTACTTTTTCTTTTGAAATAGCTGGAACTAACTGTGGGCTAATAGGTAAAAACGCTGCTATTGAAGTTGATGGTACTTCATATTGGATGTCAGAAAACGGATTTTTTGCATATGATGGTCGATTAAAATCTTTACCGTGTCTTGTAGAAGATTACGTGTATGATGATATTAATACTACCTCAAGAGATTTAATTAATGCAGGTTTAAATAACCTATTTACAGAAGTAAACTGGTTTTATTGTAGTAATGGTTCTAATTTAGTTGATAGAGTAGTTACTTATAACTATCTTGAATCAGGCACTAAAAGAACTGTATGGACCACAGGTAGCTTAGCTCGAACAGCGTGGCAAGATTCTTCACTTTACGATAAACCTCATGCAACTAAATATGACACCAGCACCAACTCATCTTATGACGTTGTTGGAAATACGGCTGGCTGTACGTACTACTATGCTCAGGAAACAGGGACCGATCAAGTGGATGCAGGAGGAACAGTTACCCCTATCTTAGCAAATATTGAATCTGGTGATTTTGATATTACTCAAAAAAGAGCTAGCACAGGACAAGTTGTAGGGATGCCTGATCTTAGAGGAGACGGTGAATTTGTAATGAGAATTAGTAGATTTATACCTGATTTTATTAATCAAACAGGAAGCACTAGGGTTTCATTAGTTACTAGAAACTATCCAAATAGTAGTGCAACTACTACAAATTATGATATAACAACAGCTAGTACAAAAGTTGATACCCGAATAAGGGGAAGAGCTATTCAATTTAAAGTAGCTAATACTGCCGTTGGTCAAGATTGGAAATTAGT